CTATGCAGATGCTGCAAAATATTCTTGGTTCGTATGACGCATCACTTGCTCAAGCCAGTGAACAGCAAATATCAGGGGTAGCTATAGTTGAAGCTGCCACACTCTCCAATGCAGCCGCAATGCCATACGTAGTTAATTACATGCAGGCGCTTACACAATTAGCTAATGGCATTGTTGACTTGCTACCTAAGCTAAATAAACATGGCAGACCGCGAGAATTTCCAGTTATTCGCAAGGACGGTACCAAGGAAAATGTTAAGATTAACCAAGAAGGCGGCCTCAAACTTGATTACGATAGCACCCATCTACAAGTTAAAGTTGAAGCTGGCGTTAACTTTGCGATAGCCAAGAACAAGGCATTGCAACAACTTACATTGCTCATGAAAGTATCACCTGAATTTGCAACATTCATGAATGAAGTTGGACTTGAAACATTACTTGATAATATCGAGTTTAGAAATGCCGATCTATTGCGTGCTAAAGTGAAAGAATGGCAAGAGATGAAAGCGAAACAAAAACAACAACAACCAGACCCTGAGATGATTAAAGCGCAGGCCGCACAAATGCAAGCGCAAAACCAAGCTAAGCAAATTCAATTAGCCGAAGGTAATCTACAAAATGAAATGAATAAGACTCAGTTTAAAGGTGAAGAACTGCAAGCCAAGACTGCACTTGATACTGAACGACTTGTCGTTGAGAAAGAGAAAGCAGATAATGAGCGGCTAGAGATTATGCTAGCAGCAGGAGAATCAAAGGACAAACTTGAGAGTGCATTAGCTAAGGCTGAGGCTGAGGAAATGAGGGCATTAACCGATCTTAAACTTAAAGCGCATCATCAAGAACATACTCAGTTTAAGGAATTGGGAGAGCTTGCTATTAAGCACGCGCAAATTAATAAAAAACCTGATAAAATGAAGGATTAAGTGATGGATAAGTGCGGATGTAATTTAGCAACTTGTAGGATGTGCAAGCCTGATAATGAATGTGGATGTGATTACAACGTAAGAAAAATATGTGATATTTCTGAACGAATGAGAAGAATTGAAGAACACAAAAACCGTCAGATAGATGAGAACAGGAAAGTATCACAAAGGTTGGATGAATTGCTTGGGCATATGCAAAGAATAGAAAAAGCAATGGACAATCAAGTTGAGTATTTACAAAATGAGATAAATGACAAGATACAAAAAGCGTTTAAATATACTCCTTACCCAGAAAGTTTATGTAAAAGATTTGATAATATTGAAAAAGAAATATCACGTTTAGATATTTGCAATGAAATTCAAAACAGTGAGAACACAAAAGTTCGTAAAAGATTAGATGATAATGACAAAAGATTAAATGATCAATTAGCGATATTAGCGAAACAAGATCAGAGAATTGATAAGTTAGAGAAGGAAATAATAGAATTAAAAAGATTTCAAGATATCACTCATAAACAATATTATTCTACAGATAGAAAACCTCATAGATGTCCTGTTTGTGATGGATTAGGTGAATTTGAAATGCAATCTATGGAAGAAATAGTGAAAAATGGTGGCCATAAATTTAAGAAATGTCGCGCTTGTGAGAATGGGATAGTTTGGGGTTAACATGACTATATTGCAATTATCTCCAACCATTCCACTAGATACGCCAAAGGGTTCAGCCCAAGCGTGGTTTCTCATCGACTATTCCAGCGAGCATGACCTATTATGGGTATGCGCTATCGACGCAACAGGCGAAATATGGGTATTGCCTAATTCAGAGGTGAGAGCGCAGAAGAACATTACTATGGGAAGAATACCGAATTGTTCATAGGAGATTAACATGGCTGAGAAAAAGAAATGGATACAGAAAGCACTATCAAAGGGAAAAGGTAACTTGCATAAAAATTTGCATGTACCAGAAGGCGAGAAAATCCCTGCTAAGAATTTAGCTAAGGGTGCCAAGAGTAAATCGCCTAAAGTGAGGAAAGAAGTAGCGCTTGCGAAGACATTGGGTAAGTTGGGGAAAAAATAATGCCTAATAAAGTTAATAAATTGATATTAGATGGTTACGTGGGTCGTGATTGTTTGTTGTCTATTAATGATGAAACTTTCCAAGTTAAATTTTGCATAAAAAACAATGATAATAAATGGGTAACCGCAGTAGTTCCCGCATACGATTCTTTGACATGGTATAAAATGAGAGAAAAATATAAAAGGAAGGGGGGAGAATAATGCCATATAAAAGTAAATCAGAGCAACGGCTCATGTTCGCTAAAGAAGCAAAAGGGGAGTTACCCAAAGGCACAGCCGAAGAATGGGCACATGAGACCAAGAACATCAAGAAGCTACCTGAGAAAGTAAAGAAACCAGTTAAAAAACATAAAAGGCTTAGACGAAAATGACCGACAAAATATCATTTAAAGAACCCTCGCCAGAACAACTTCAACTCATGCAAGATTACGCTGATATTTGCGGTGCAGGCATGGAAATAATCATGAAATGTGAGATAAATGAAGACATAAAAAATGCTGCTGTGCGCATGAAAGAAAGCATGTATCACTTCCATGCGTATGTTATCAATGGCGGTGGTTTAAAAACTGAAGCGGCTGTGTCTAAACCAGAAATATCGCCTACACAGGCAGCCGCGCGCATAGTAACGTTAAATTAATGTGCAAAAGACTTGTATTGTTAAGTGGATGCAAGCTAAAATATATACATTAATGCGACTAGCAGCTTTATCGCTAGAGGTATTCCACCCTGCTTAGGGGAGAAACTAAGCAAGACTCGGCTACTCCGAGAGAATTACCACCTTAGACAGGAAAAAGTCTAATTAAGAGGTTTTGAATGGATAACGACCAAGTTACTAATGGCTTGGAAACCCAGGTGCCTGTTGAGCAACCAGTTTCTACGCAATCAGATGATGCTGCACCAGCAGAAAGCCAGCAACAATCGGCTGAAGCTGAAAAAGTGTTCACGCAAAGGGAATTAAATGCAGTTGCTGCGAAGGAATCGCGCAAAGCTGCCGAGAAAGCAGAGGCTAGGGTAAGGGCTGAATACGAAAGTAGGTTAGCTCAACAAACGCAATCAGCGCCTCAGCAAAATATCGGTGGTATGCCTCAAGAATCAACTGAAAATATTCAGCGGATGATTAGGCAAGAGGCATTTAGAATGTCTCAAGAACACCAAGCAAAAATGATTGAGCAAGACTGGCTTACCGCAATGAATGCGGAAAAAGATGCAGACCCAGAGTTTTCCAATTTGTATGATGCAATCAATATTGAAGCGCAGCCTAACTTAGTTTTAGCTATGGCTGGGATGGAAAATAAAGCGCAGGTTGTAAAAGACCTCGCTAAAAATCCATCTAAATACGCCAATATTCTAGCATTAGCAAATGGTGGCTCATTCGGACTAGCGCAATTGGAACTGAATAAACTTTCAGCTTCAATTAAAACTAACGAAGCAGCCAAGAAACAGCCAAAAGTCGATGCACCGTTATCTCAAATTAGAGCCTCTAACATTGGCGGAGATGATGGTAATTTGTCTGTAACGGACTACAAAGGCCAGGATTGGCTGAGAGGTTAATCCTGGTATAGGCCACGGACGGCCACATCTCCAAAACTAATCGTTTGGAGAAAATGACATGGCTGTCCCACAAAATTTGTTAATACAGGTAATTACATATCAAAAAGCAGAATTAGCATTTTTGCTTAATAGTTTCTGCGGTATTAATTTATCTAACAAGAAATTCAATAAATTTAATGAAATGACCGCAAACTTAGGCGATGTTGTTTCTTTCGATAGAGGCCCACGGTATATCACTTATGCTGGCCTTGTTATCACACAACAAACATCACAACAATTAGTCCAAACCTTAGCAGCCACACAATGCGCTAACGTATCAGCCGCTTATACAGACCAACAATTCATATTTAACGTTCGCGAATATATGGACAGGTTCGGTATGGCAGCGATGAAGGAATTAGGGACAAAAATAGAGACAGACATTCTAAAGAACTTCGTTTCCGGCGTTGTCATTAATGACCCGCAAAACCCAGGTTTTGGTACGCAGACAGCAGATCAAATTAATAGCGGACCGTTTCGCTTCTATGGCGATGGAATTACGCAAATTAACTCATTTGGTCAGTTAGCACAGGCCGTAGCTAACTTTGAGGATTTCGGCTGTGCTAAAAATAAGATGGTTGGTATATTGCCAACAACAGCAATCCCACAAATCGTGAATACTGGTTTACAACAATTTGCGATGAACCGTAATAACACGATGGCAAACTCATGGGAACTCGGTGAATTCTCTGGCACAAAATGGTATGCATCAAACTTATTACCGACCCAAACCGCAGGTTATGTAGGGGATGCAGGTACGCCTAATAATGTTATTACTGTCGTATCGGTCAATGACCCAACAGGTGTCAATGTTACACAAATTACCTTCACAGAACCTCAAGGGTTGACTGCTGCTAATCCACTGAATCCTGGTGATTTAGTCCAGTTTAATGATGGCGTCAGCGGTTTTAAAAACATGCGCTTTTTGACTTACATCGGGCATGTTATTTGCCAACAACCCGTACAATTTAGAATTATTGCTTGTACGGCATCGGTATCAGGCACATTTACGGCCACCATCCAAACAACCAATGGTGTGGGTTTAGTATGGGCGCAAAACCAAAACCAAAACCTAAATCAAACCATTCAAGCAGGGATGCAAGCGACTGTATTGCCATCGCATAAAGCAGGTATCTTAATGAGCGGCGATCAATTTTATACTGCATTGCCACAATTACCTGATCAAGAGCCATTCTCAACGGTAAATTTACAAGATAAAGATTCAGGCGCATCTATTCGTCATTACTGGGGCGTACAATTCGGACAAAATGTTAGATCATATGTGCGGGACAGCATTTGGGCGAGCACGCTTGTCTCAGAAAACTGTATGCGACTAGTATTTCCGATGTAATTTAACGGATAAATTTTTATAAGGATTTTAGCATGACAAATATATATGACATTAATGCATCACCGATTGTTAATTTGCCATTTTTATATATTAATGGTGCGCAAATTAGCAATGATGTAACCACACCAAATACTGTCCTCGATGTAGCAGCAGGGCAGATGCGTGACCAAAGTAATACCTTTGATTTGATCATTGGTAACTTCGAGGGCATCACAAACCCAACGGGAACCGTCAATGTGCCGACATTAATCAATGCGGCAGTAAAAGGGTACAATGGGATAGACACAGGTGCATTAGCTGCATCTAAAGTTTACTATGTTTATGTTATTAGTGACCCTGTAAGTGCCAATCCATCTGGTGCAGTTGTATCATTAAATGCGCCTAGTATTGGTCCCGTTATGCCATTTGGTTACAGCGCCTATCGACATATTGGCTATGCCATGACTGATTCATCAAGCCACTTCTTGCTTGGTTACAATGCAGGCAATAATAATGCACGTTTGTTTATGTACGATGCACCTATTTCTGTCGGTACCACGGCAAGCTCTGCAAGTTATGCCGCAATTAACCTGACTAAATTTGTACCATTAGTTAATAACATTCCTGTGTATCTTAATGTCAGTTTGAGTGGCACGGCAAATGATACTCTATCATTGCAGCCAGGAAATGCCGTTGCAGCGGCCATTGTTATTACAGCAGGCGTTACAAGTCAGGCACAAACAGCGCAGGTACTTGTACTTGCACAGAACACAACAATCAGTTCAGTTTTATCACCCACTATTAATTATAAAAATAGCGGCACTGATACTGTTGCAATTGCAGTCGGTGGCTTTGAATATTTCATTTAGGTGAAACGGAGCAAGGATGCTTTACAATCCACCAGGGTTTAAATATCCGGTCTATGAAAGTATAGAGCAATTTCTGGCACAGCCTGCTAATCCCACGGTTGTGCCACCTAATTCTCCATACCCTGCCGCACAGTTGATTAGCAGATCATGGAACCTGTCCGGTGTAGTCTCTGCTGAGTTTGAACAAGTTAGCGGTGATGAGGGCAGTACTGGATTATTTTTATTGAATGAATTGCTGGGTTTTAAAGCCGTCCGTACTGACTTAATACCATATTGGGGACGTATAGAGTTTAATCTTGTACAAGGCCAAGAACGTTATTACATCCCTAATTTGTTAGCAGTAGAAACATTCACTTTTAATATCGGTAAAGTACGTTTCCCTACATTTAAAGCGGGACGCAAACAATATTTTGGTGATGGACGTGTAGATGATATTCAATCACTCCCATTTGAATGGCATGTTGAACGTGCCTGGGGTGGTATGTATTTTTATGTTTACTTTCTACCAGATTCAAATTATGTCGCTAAAATATCCGGTAAATTTGGCTTAGAGAATGTAGAACTACAAACTAATTTAGCAACAATTTACGATAATTTTTATATTAGCTATCTAAGATTTTGTCTTGCTAAAGTGATGGATTTAGAATATGACATTACTTTTGCACCGGACAAGGAAGCGTATCTAAAAGAAATGGAACATGCATTGCGTTGGGTTTCACCACCAGATATGAAACAAAAGAAAATTAGGTTTATGAGTAAGAATACACCTTTTAATTGGGCCAGGATAAATATTAGTCCGGCCTGGAGTAATAGCTAATTAGCCCAATATGTTATATGATAACATCTCTTATTATTAGAGGGTTATCAAGTGGATAAACACAGTAAGGTTGGCATAAAAAAAGGCCATTGTCGTAGACATGGTGAATTGAATGATGAAAATTCAATTGTTTGCAAAGAAAGATATGGAATTAGAATCAGATGTAAAATTTGTCGTAGAGAAAATCAGGCAATATTAGAATTCAATAGAAGAAATGGAATATATAAAGATAGAAGATTTCTTGAGAAACCTAGTATTTGTGAAGAACACGGCAGGGAAAAGAATAGAGATAATTATTATACTTGCGATATTTGTGCTAATGAAAGGCATAGAAAAAAGTATAAAGAAGACATTACGGAGAGAAGAACAAAAGCTGTTTTGCAACAGTTAAAACATACAAATCTTACTAGAGAAATGTATGAAGAAATGTTTGAGAAGCAAAAGGGATTATGTGAAATTTGCAATCGTCCTGAAACTAGAAAAGGTGCTAGTGGAGATGTTAGTAGATTGGCAGTAGATCATTGTCATAGATCATTAAAAATACGCGGGTTATTATGTCATGATTGCAATACAGGATTAGGTAAGTTTTATGATGATATAACTCTATTGAAAAAAGCGATAGAATATCTAAAGGAACACGAAGCCCAATGACGGGCTTCTAATATAAGTTGTCAACAACAAGGAGCGTTATCATGACCACAGTTATCACACGCGAACAAGGGTTTCCTGGATTAGCCGTAGAATTAATTCGCGTTACAACCACATCAACATTCGCACAGGTGACTACAGCAGGATGGTGGAACAATTCACCTATCGAAGGAAACAGTATTTCACCTGTTGATCAAGTGCAGATTTGTTATTCATATGGTACAGCATTGCAAACAACTGCCATTTTCAATGTTGCGGTAAATGCGCAAGGTGTGGTGACATTATCTGTTGCTGAAACATCTGTCTTATTACCTACAGTTGCTAACCATCTTGCAATCTTTACAAATACAACGGGTACATTAGCCGATAGCGGATTATTGTTATCCAATGTTGTTGCTAAAAATGCAACAAATCAAATGGCAGCAGGCGCAGAAATTCTTTTGGATAAAGCAGCAGGTACTGTTGCAACGGGTGCTGTCACCATTAATAAACAAGCAGGTGTGATTACAGTGACTGTGACTACTGCAGCGACAGCGACTACATCAGTTACATTTAATAATAGTGAAATTGTTTCAACCTCCGTTATTTTGGTTAGTTTAATGGGAGGGAGCAATACTATACCTGGCGTGCAATTGAGCTGTGCATATACTAGCGCAGGGGTTGCTACCTTGAATATCACCAATAACAACGTTGCAGGTTCTGCATTAAGCGGGACTTTAATTATTGGTTTCGTTGTATTGTAAAGGACTGCTAATGGCCAAGGACTCAGCCGCCCGCTATAAGGACATGCCATTAAAGATGGTAGGCGGCACACATTATGGTCGCTATAGTAAGATCAGTTCTGAGGAAACTTGGAACATG